GATCGTATTGTGTTTCCAATTACAGATATTCGTGGAAAAACTGTTTGTTATGTTGGTCGTCATACCATGAGTAGTGGAAATCCCAGATATGTAAACTACCCTAGTGGCGTTACTATTCCTTTATTTCCCGCAAAACTAGATTCACAGTATAAAACTATGATTTTAGTAGAAGGGATATTTGATATGCTTAACTGCTTTGACAAAGGATTACAAAATGTTGTATGTACTTTTGGGACAAGTAAATTACTAAAAGATGTTTCAGAAAAGCTATTTCCTTATAAAGTAATGGGTATTGAAAAAATATTTATACTTTATGACGGAGATGATGCGGGTCGTGAAGCCGCAAAAAAGATAAAACCCCTAATTGAACAATCTGGATTTATTGTAGAAGTTATTGATCTACCTGAAGGACAGGATCCAGGTGTGTTAGGGCAAGAAGATATAGACTCATTAATTGAATATACAAAATGAACAAAATTGCAATTATAGATAAAGCTCCAAGTCGTAATAAGTATGAAAGTTATTTCAAATTCGCATTTGATTTATTTCACATGAGTTCTGTACCAATTACAAAATTACTGAAAAAAGACGTTGACCTAGTAGTTGACCTAGATCAGTATGAGTTTGTTATATTGGTGGGCAGCGAAGCTGCAAAAGAATATGCAAAAATTAGTAGTATTACTAATTATGCAGGACAACTAATGCATGATAAATTTATTTGTATTAGCAATCCAGCAATGTTGCATTTTAAACCAGAAGGCAAACCAGATTTTGATCGTGCGGTTGATCGTATACACAAGTATATTACTAAAGAACTCACTAACAATGTTTTAACTGGCGAGTACAAGGGCATTACTAGCACTAAAGAGGCAAAAACCGCTTTGCAAGAAGCATATGACAATGCAAATTACTTTGTAACAATGGATACTGAAACCAATTGTTTGTATCCCAGAGATGGGCATATTTTAGGACTGTCCCTAAGCTACAAAGATAAACAAGGTGTGTATATTAATGCAGATTGCTTAGATGAAGAGTGTATGCAACTGCTTGAAAAAATAATTGCAAAATATCACGTTGTATTTCACAACATGAAGTTTGACGTTAAAATGATTGGGTATCATCTAGGACTAAAGTTTGATCGCAGCAGAGTACATGATACAATGTTGTTACACTATGTACTAGATGAAAACGACAGTCATGGATTAAAACAGCTGGCATTAAAATACACAGATTACGGCGATTACGACAGTGAACTAGACAGTTTTAAAAAGACATACTGTGCTGCAAACGGTGTACTAGTAGATGACTTTACTTATGATTTGATTCCTTTTGATATACTGGCAAAGTATGCTGCCGTTGATACTGCTGTAACTTATACTTTATTCAACAAATTTTGGCCTGCAGTACAAAAGAACGCAAAACTTCTTTCTGTATATAACACACTACTGCTTCCAGGCACATTATTTTTAATGGATATGGAAGAAGTGGGCATACCAATTGACAGATTACGTATGACACATGCAGAAGATTACTTAGATTTTTGCGTTGTAGAAGCAAAACAAGAAATTTATAAGTTTGAAGCCGTAAAAAAGTTTGAACAAGATACTGGAGTAATCTTTAATCCAAACAGTGTGCAGCAACTTAGAAAAGTATTATTTGACTATGTTGGACTAACTCCAACAGGTAAAAAGACTGGTACAGGCGCTATATCAACAGATGCAGAAGTTCTAGAAGAACTATCTGAAGAACACCCGCTACCAGGGGCTATTCTAAATGTACGAAAGCTAGGAAAGATTAAAAATACTTATATAAGTAAAATTTTACCTGAATTGGACAAAGATGATAGAATTCGCACTAATTTTAACCTTATTTTTACCACATCTGGTCGTCTATCAAGTAGCGGCAAATTTAATGCTCAACAAATTCCACGAGATGACCCAATCATTAAAGGATGTATTAGAGCTCCACTTGGCTATAAGATTGTAAGTCAAGACTTGGCAACTGCAGAAATGTATTATGCTGCCGTATTAAGTGGCGATCGTAACTTACAACAAGTTTTTATTTCAAAAGGCGACTTTCACTCAACTATTGCTAAAATGGTGTTTGATTTAGTTTGTCAAGTAGAAGATGTTAAAAAGCTGTTTGCTGATAAACGTCAAAGTGCTAAAGCTATTTCATTTGGTATTTTGTACGGGTCTGGTCCACAAAAAGTATCAGACACAGTGTCTAAGTCAACTGGAGAAACATATGGTGTTGAAAGAGCAAAAGATGATATTAAGGCCTACTTTACAAAGTTTAGTGGTCTTAAAAGCTGGCTTAACAGTCGCAAAGAATTTATTGAACAAAATGGTTATACTTATAGTTTTTTTGGGCGCAAGCGTAGGCTTGTCAATGTGTTTAGCTCAGATAAAGGTATTGCCGCCCATGAGGTTAGGTCAGGCATCAACTCAGAAATCCAATCTATTGCTAGTGATGTAAATTTACTTGCAGCAATAGATACTGCCAATGAAATTGCCGATAAAAAACTAGATGCTAAAATCTTTATGTTAGTGCATGACTCAATAGTGGCACTAGTAAAAGACGAAGACGTTGAACAGTACTGTGAAATCTTAAAAAGAAATACACAAAAAGACAGGGGTTGTTCTATTAAAAACTGCCCAATAGGGGTAGATCAAGACATAGGGCAGGATTATAGTTTTGGAAAATTTGATAAATATTACCAACTTACAGACAATACACTTTCCCGTATTTAAAATAGGAATACACGAGCCTCAGATAGATAATGGGCTTGTGTATTACTATGCTGAAAGAGAACGACACGAAAAGTCAGAGTCTGTTAAAACTATAAAGTATACTATACTAGATGACAGAAACATACCACATGATACCCTAAGCCGCCGCAGATTGGTGCTAAAAAATCAAGCTGTTCCACTAGCCAAGCTAACCAATGCCTTATACTTTTTGGGCGATTTAATAAAACTGGCCGATAGAAAAACTTGGTTTATTGATAGTGTAGGCAGTATATTTCGTTATAAAAAATCAAATCGTGCACGTTTAACTTTTCACAAAATAGAAAACTTAATACCCATACCAACTGGCGGAGTCGTAGTTCAGTGTGTGGATATAACAACTAGATTTAAAGCTCTTTATCCGCCAAAGCCAGACAAAACTCATGTGGGCGTACTAACATTTCAAAAAAATCATATACTATATGGTTTTTACGACCAACACTATGACAGCACTTGGAGAATGATTTAATGCCCAAAGCCGTACTTTCAAACCGAATATACCTAGACACAACCCCTGAACTAACGCAACAGCTAATTCGTACCCTAACTTACAAAATTAAAAAAAATATTCCAGGTGCTACCCACTTCAGTCAGTTTGAAATTATTAAAAATTTCAAATTGGTAGGCAAAAATGTTATTACTATTCCAATAGGCAGAACTGATTTAATTCCTAAAAACTTTGAAATCATTGACAAACGCATAAATCAAGAAATGCCATTTCCTGTGCCAAAATTAAATTTACGACCCGATCAGCAAACAGTTTATGACGCTGTTTCAGATACGTGTTTTATTAATGCCATGGTAGGTTGGGGAAAAACGTTTTGTGCGCTGCATATAGTACGAAAATTAGGCAAAAAAACACTTATTGTGTGTCACAACACCATGCTGCGAGATCAGTGGATTGAAGAAGCTAAAAAGATCTATAATATGCCTATTGGCATAATTGGCAGCGGCCACTTTGATATAGATCATGCACTAGTAGTTGGTAATATACAAACACTAACTAAAATTTTGCCACAAATTAGCAAAGAATTCGGCACAGTAATCATTGATGAAGCACACCACTGTCCTGCTAGTACTTTTACTAGTTTTATTGACGGCATGCATGCTAGATATAAAATTGGCTTAAGTGGTACAATGAGCAGAAAAGACGGCAAACATATTTTGTTTAAAGACTTTTTTGGTTTTCAACTGCATCAGCCACCAAGCTCAAACACAATGACTCCCATAGTACAAATTGTACAAACTGGTGTTAGTTTAGCACAAGGTGAGCCTTGGGTTAAAAAAATGAATATCTTACAGTATGATCCTGACTACCAACAGTTTATTGCAACAGTAGCAAAACTGCAAATAGATAAGGGTCACAAAGTATTAATTATTGCAGATAGAGTAGAATTTTTACAACAAGTGGGAGAACTAATTGGCAAAGACTGTGTGTGTATTACTGGGGGCACAACGTATGAAGAAAGAACTGCCCTTAAACAACAAGTGGAAAACGGAGAAAAAAGCTGCATTGCTGGTAGCCGTCAAATCTTCTCAGAAGGCATCTCAATCAACATACTCAGCTGTGTTATCTTGGCAAGTCCCATTGCAAATGACGCATTACTAGAACAAATAATTGGGCGAATAATGCGTCAACATGAAAACAAGCTTCAACCAGTTGTACTTGATATGAATTTTAGCGGTCCAAGCGACAAAAAACAAAACAAAGAACGACTTGCCTTTTATTCACGAAAAGGTTGGCAAGTGGTGGGAACATAAATTTACACTTGTGTTACCTATAAAATTATGTTATAATACTTATGTCAGAGAGGCACAATGGCTTTATTTTTTAACTTAAAGGTTTTAGAATCTCAATGTGGTACAAATGCAGATAAGTTTATTACTTTACTTGAGTACCACTACACAGGCAGATTGGCAAACAAAAAGTCAAAGTATAAACCCAGCAGCATACCACTGGCAGGAAGTAGTTACATTCTACATCCAAAGCCTTTGTTTGAAGACTTGTCAACAGACATTTTATATAAAGTACAATACATAAAATTGGCAGCATATAGAGATTACAGTTTATATAAACTTTACAAATACAAGGCACTAGATACTTCATATTTTCCAGATATAAAATATGACGCAATTAAAAACAATCCGTTGTTAACAATAACACAAAAAGAAATTAAATTTAAATACGAGGAAAACTAAAAAATGGCATTAGCATTTACACAAACAAAAGGCAAAGCAATTAAAAGCTCATACGAAGCATACGCTTACAAAGACGGTGAAAATACTGTTAGACTAGTTGGTGGCATTTTACCCAGATATATTTACTGGTTAAAGGGTACAAACAACAAAGATATTCCAGTTGAGTGCCTTGCTTTTGATCGTGAAAAAGAAAAGTTTACAAACACTGAATACGATCATGTTCCTGACTATTACGCAGATAAAAAATGCAGCTGGAGCTACTCTGTAAACGCATTAGTAGACGGTAAAGTAGTTGTTTTAAACTTAAAGAAAAAATTGTTTGAGCAAATTTGCAGTGCAGCAGAAGACTTAGGTGATCCTACTGATCTTGACACAGGCTGGGATGTAGTGTTCAAACGAGTTAAAACTGGGCCGCTTGCATTTAATGTTGAATATACACTATCAGTTTTGCGTTGTAAAAAGCGCGCACTAAGCAAAGAAGAAAAAGCAATCGTTGAACAAGCCGTTGCCATTGATGAAAAATTTCCTCGTGCTACTGCTGATGAAGTTAAGGCCACTCTAGATCGACTGTCTGCAGGTGCAGAAGAAGGTAATGATAGTGGTGTTGACGCTGAATCAGTTAGTGATTTAACACAATAAAGTCAAGCCCCTTGGATTTAGGTTCAAGGGGCTTTTTGCGCTGAAAAGAAAGAATTAATGAAAATACTATTTACAGCAGATATACATATAAAACTAGGTCAAAAAAATGTGCCAATAGACTGGGCACTTAACCGCTACAAACTGTTTATAGAACAGCTGCAACAAATTCAAGCAAATTGTGATTTACTAGTGCTTGGTGGTGACGTATTTGATCGTATGCCCACTATGGATGAGCTGGAAGTTTACTTTGATCTAATAGCTTCAATAACAATTCCTTGCATTATTTATGCAGGCAATCATGAAGCCTTAAAGAAAGACACTACGTTTTTTAGTTATTTAAAGCGTAGCACTACTAGACTTAACAGTTTAGTAACAGTAATAGATGATTATTACCAAATAGAAAATATGGATTTTATTCCATACAATAAACTAAAAGAATTTGAAAAGGCACCGCATTTAACACACGGTGACATTTGTTTTACACACGTTCGTGGCGAGATTCCACCCCATGTTAAACCTGAAATTGATTTGGCACTATTTGATCGCTGGCAAGTGGTCCTTGCAGGCGATTTGCATAGCTATGATAATTGCCAGCGCAACATACTATATCCTGGAAGCCCTGTCACTACCAGTTTTCATCGCAACAGGGTTGATACAGGCGTTATCGTGTTTGATAGTACTACGCTGGCTCATGAGTGGATAAAGCTAGAGCTTCCGCAACTTATTCGTAAAACTATTCGTGCAGGCGATGCTATGCCAGCTACTGAATACGACCACACAATCTATGAAATTGAAGGTGATATGGCTGAATTAGGCTCATTAGCCGATAGTAGTTTAATAGATAAAAAAGTTGTAAAACGTCAATCTGATACAGCACTAATACTAGACCCTAACATGACTCTGGCAGCTGAACTTCAGGAGTATTTAACTTACATACTTCAACTTCCAGAAAAAACTGTTGAAGACATAGTACAAGTTCTAAATAATAACTTAGATAAGATTGCAATAGAATGATAACTTTTAAAGAACTAAGATGGAGTAATGCTTTTTCTTATGGCACAGATAATACAGTTACACTTAATGGCAGTCCGCTAACACAAATTGTTGGTAAAAATGGACATGGAAAAAGTTCCATAGCCTTAATCATAGAAGAAGTATTATACAACCAAAACAGCAAAAAGATTAAAAAAGCAGATATTCTTAACAGATACACTAAAGATAAGAATTATACAATAGAACTTGATTTTGACAAAGATGGAGTAGAGTACTGCGTTAAAACCACAAGAACTGGTGCAAACTCAACTGTAAAGCTCTACCGTGATGGCGTAGATATTAGCAATCACACTGCCACAGGAACTTACAAAGCTCTTGAGTATATTATAGGTTATGACCATAAAACTTTTAGTCAAATTGTGTATCAAAGCAGTGTGGGATCGCTTGAGTTTTTAACAGCAACTGATACTGCACGAAAAAAGTTTTTGATAGATTTATTAAATTTAAACATCTACACAAAAGCTAGTGATGTATTTAAAAACTTAGCTAGTGATGCTAATAAAACTGTTGATGCAATACAAACAAAAATTGGTACAATAGAGTCTTGGATTAAAAAATATCAAAACTTTGATTTAACACCAAAAGAACCAGTTGAAGAGCCTGAAGCCCCAACAGAACTAGTTTCAGAGCTTAACACAAAAACAAACGAATTAAAGAATATTGAAACTACCAATAAAAAGGTAATAAACAATAACAAATACAAAGAATTGCTGTCCAAAATAAAAATTGGAGCTGCGCCAAGCGAGCCGCCAACAAGTGATAAAATAAATTCGCTAAAAGTTGACTTGGCAGTTCTTAAAAAAGAACTGCAAGAAGGTGGCAAACTAGCAGCAAAATGTAGTGAACCGATTAGTACTTGTGTTACTTGTAAGCAAACCATTGATAATACCACAATGTACTCAATGGCAGAAGATTTTAGAAATAACAGAAGACCAGAACTAGAAAAAGAAATAGTTAAATTAACTGTTTTCATAGAAGATGCCGAAACACGAGTCAAAGACTGGAAAACCCATAATGATAAAGTTTTAGAAATAGAAAAGTATCATGCTTTAATTGACACAGATATTAGCGAAAAATTAACTGATAAAGATTTACTAATAGAAGAAATAAATAATCTAGAAGAAATTATAAACAATATAAATACAAGAATTAGTAATGCACGAAACGCAAATAAAAGTATAGCAGAGCATAATTCCAAAATTTCTGTAGTTTCAGAACAAATGGATTCTATGAAAAAGGATCTTAAAGAGCTGAATGCAGAATTAGTAGTAAAAGTAAGTGAACTAACTAACCTGCAAGTTTTAGTAAAAGCCTTTTCAACAACAGGTTTGGTTGCTTATAAAATTGAGTGCTTAGTCAAAGATCTAGAAAGTTTAACTAACGAATACTTAGCTGAACTAGCAGACGGCAGGTTTCAGATAAGTTTTAAAATAACCAGTTCTGATAAACTAAATGTAGTAGTTACTGATAATGGCAATGATATAGATATTATTGCTTTAAGTAGCGGAGAACGAGCAAGAGTAAATGTATGTACTTTGCTTGCAATACGTAAACTAATGCAGTCTTTATCTAATTCTAGAACTAACCTATTGATATTAGACGAAACAGTAGAAAATCTAGATGCAGAAGGCAAAGAGAAATTAATTGAAGTGTTATTAAAAGAAGAAAATCTTAATACATTTTTAATATCTCATGGTTTTAGCCATCCACTACTAGAAAAACTACAAGTAACAAAATCAAAAAATATGTCAAGGATAGAAGCATGACAGTAGACTCCAGAGCAAAAGGTGCAAGAGCAGAAACAACGGTTAGAGATTTATTAAGAAAACTAACTGGACTACAGTGGGAACGAGTACCTAGCTCTGGCGCTTTAGACCCTAAGCACGGGCTAAAAGGCGATTTGTATGTGCCTAATGAAAATAACTTGTACTCAGTTGAAGTAAAACACTATGAACAAGATCACTTAACAAGTAGCATACTTACTGCTAAAGATCCGCAACTATTAACTTGGTGGGAACAAGCAGTAAGGCAAGGCAAGCAAGTTAAAAAACAGCCTCTGTTAATTTTCAAACATGACAGGTCTAAGATATTTTGTGCTTACAGTGATCTGCCTGCTGGTGGCTACAGGTTTATGACAATTAGTGCAAAAGACTACGAGTTCTCAGTTGCGCTACTAGAAGATTTTATACAACATGAAGCTCCAAAATTTATAGCTTGAAAAACAAACAAAAAAGTGTTATAATAAATATTAAAAACTGAGAAACACCATGACTAAAACATTTCAAGAAATTACAGCAGCCGATAACAGCACATTAATGATTGTGGATAGTTTAAACCTAGCTTTTAGATATAAGCACAGCGGGGCAGTAGATTTTGCAGAAGACTACATGAGAACGGTAGAAAGTCTTAAAAAATCTTACAAAGCAGACAAACTAATAATTGCTGGTGACGTTGGTTCTAGCAGTTACCGCAAGGCTCTTTATCCAGAATACAAACAAAATCGCAAAGATAAATACGCAGATCAAACCGAACAAGAAAAACGCGAATTTGAAATATTTTTTGAAGAAGTGCAGTCTATATTGACTGATTATGAAAATCAAGAAAAATATCCTGTAATTCGTTTTCGAGGTGTGGAAGCAGATGATATTGCGGCTTACATAGTAAGTAAAAGAAAAAAACACAATTTAAAACAAATTTGGTTAATTTCCAGTGATAAAGACTGGGATTTGTTAGTACAGCCTGAAGTATCAAGATTTAGCTATGTTACACGCAAAGAAATAACACACGACAATTGGAATGAGCACTATGACTTTTCGCAAGATGAATATATTTCAATTAAGTGTTTAACAGGCGATACTGGTGATAACGTTCCTGGTGTTCCTGGTGTTGGCCCAAAGCGTGCTTTGCAGCTGGTACAACAGTATGGTAGCACTTACGATATTATTGCAGCGCTGCCTATTGCTAGCAAATATAAATATATTGCCGCACTAAATGAATTTGGTGTAGACAACTTATTGTTAAACTATAAATTAATGGATTTGGTTACACACTCTGAAGAAGCCCTGGGTGTAGAAAATTGTAAAATAGTAGATAAAATTTTAGAAAAGTATATAAATGAGTAATTTTATTATGAATATTAATCGAGACTACGATCACAATCGTGGAGTAGCCATAAAGCAAACAGTTGAGTGCCGAGTAGATAGCGCTGAATTTTTACCGCAACGTGCCAATCGCACAGATGCTGGTGCAGATTTAATGAGCACTGAAACTTGTGAAATTTATCCCAACGAACAAAAAATGATTGATACTGGGGTAGCGGTAAAAATTCCAGAAGGCTATGCAGGCTTTGTGTTTAACAGAAGCAGTCAGGGAAAAAAGGGAATTACTATCCCTCACTCAGTAGGCGTTATTGATAGTGATTATCGTGGAAATATAAAAATAATTTTAAAAAATATTTCCGAAGATCGTTATGAAATAAAACGCGGAGACAGAATTGCACAACTGGTAATCATGCCAGTTTTGTTGGTTGATTTTGTAGATGCATGGAATGATACAAAACGTGGTACTGGCGGATTTGGCAGTACTGGTACATAAAGG